TAAACTCCTTAGCCATTGGAAATATTTTTGATATTGCTTCAGCACATGCTATAGCAACTTCACTGCATTCTTTTTGTGTACCATTACCTGAACGTAATTCAATGAAGTGAATCCAACTTCTTATAGTTCCATTCATGTATAATCTAGAAGTTGTTAATCCTTCAGGTAACACTGCCCTTGCTACCTCTTTTGCGATTCCTTTTTTAATTGCCGCAGCATAGACCTGTTTGCACATCCAGATAACTCGCTTTTGTTCTCTTTCCCAATCGAGTTGGAAAGTTTCATCATCAACTTCGATACTACTTTGTCTATTCTTATCATCTTGCATTCTCGCTTCTCGTGTAACAAACTCTAACTCCTCTACTGGATTGGCATACCTTTGACTAAACTCTTGAAAACTAAAACTTCGATGTCTTAGTATTTGCCTGGCAATATCTCTGGTAGTATTAATTTCAATACATGCACTTACCATTTCAAATGGTGACCAGTGCTTGTGTTTAGCAAGATATCGTAATAATTTTTCTGCTGTTTTAGTATTGCTCTGATTAGACGGATTTGAAACTCTTGCACAATATGATATAAGATCTTGACAATCTTTAGGCATGTCAAAATCATCACCATAAGTTATAAATTCTGATGGCTTACTATAAGATATTAATTTTGCTATCAACTCTTTTCTCCTAATAAGTTCCAGTCATCTCCATAGCCAATAATACATATGCTATCATATGAAGGATGAAACTCTAATATGCTAAATGTTTTTGTTTTTAAGTTTACAAATATTTGTAATGGCACATGTGCTGGTATGTCTGATAGTCCATCTTGATCACGAACTTTTGTACTCTGGACAGCGGTAATGAAAGGAATCTCACCCTTAGCTTTTACTGCTTCAAGTGCTATTTCTTTATGCTCGCACATTACAGGTTTATCATTCCACTCTCCTGCTGAGCTATCGTATGGCCATAATATAAATGTTACTATTAACAACCAAAAGGCTGCAAATAAGTATGCTAAAATTTTTATCATAGTTTGAAATCCTTAAATCTTTGACCAGTTGGAGTCTTATCAAACACTGGCGTATCATCTGTTAAAGTTTGCTGAGTTTCTTCCACATCATATAATCTCATTTTGCTACGATCAACACCGATTACAAATCTTTTATGCTGTGTAGGATCATTATACCTGTTCTTTAATTGCTTAACCATAAACTGACCTTGTTGTTCAAGTTCTTCAGTAGATATTAATGCAAACATTAGGTCCGCTGTTGCGGGTAATCCAAAAGACTCACTTGTATCTTCCAACCCAACATCCGAGTTAGAATAACCTGAACGAGTCGTTTGCGTTGCAGAAAAGATCGGTACGTTAAACTCGACCGCAAGGCCACGTAATTCTTCAGCAATTGCTTTAATGTAAGAGTATGAATTAATTGCACCGCCCATTCCTTTCATTCTAGAACTTGCACATATATTTAAATAATCAATAAAGATTAAGTCTGGTTCAAATTGTCTTTTCAATTTAAGTTCATTAAGTAGTGCTCTAAAATGACCAGAATGTGCAGAGCCAGTTGGATATTCTTTTATAATAAGTTTACCAGTTGTCTTACGTGCTATGTCAGAAACCTTAGTAGTAAACATGTCTTTTGATAACTTATCAAGCTGATCAATAGGAACATTAAGTAAGTTGGCATCAATACGCTCAGCTATACGTTCCTCAGCCATCTCCATAGTAATATATAAGACATTATGACCTTGCACTAGAGACGATGCTGCCACATGACACATAAACAGAGACTTACCGACACCAGTGCCAGCGAGAGCAATGTTGAGTGTTTTACGTGGAACTCCACCTTTAGTGATTGTATTAAAGTATTCCAAATCAAATGGTAGCCTATCTTCTTCTGTATGATAAAAGTCATATCTTTCTTCAACATTTTCTGTATAGTCATGACCAACCTTTAAGTCAAATCCAACACCAAGAGCCTTACTTAATAAGTCAGGTAATGCACCCTTTGTTAGCTCTTCGTGTTTTCCATCAATTATTGATATTGATTCCATGATTGCATTATATATTGCTCTGTCCTGACACCACTTTTCAGTTGTATCAAGAAGCCACTGATTATCTACTTTATCATTAGTAAATAACTGTGGAACTATGTCCATCGCCAAGTTATACTGCTCATCACTTAACTTTTCTGACTGATCGAGTTCAATCTTAAATGACTCAGCATTTGGCAACTTATTATACTTAGCAACAAACTTACCTGCCTCACGAAATAATATCCTATATATGCCAGCAAAGTAGTCAGGTTTTATAAATGGTAAAACCTTGCGCATATATTCTTCATCTGTAAGAAGATTTCGTAATATAGTTTGTTCTAAATTAGTAGGCATATGCAGCTTTTCTCAACTCTTCATCAATTTCTTTTCTTAACTCATCGACTCTTGATTCCAAGTAACTAATCGATGTATATATGTGACCAGTATCATGTGGCTGTAGCTTACCTTTTGCAATTGCAATCTCATCCATTAATAATACTAATCTCTCTGTCTTAGTTATTTCTTTCATCTTTTACCTCTTTCGTTATAACACTTCCTTCTTCAATACCACGAGCCATAATTTTCTCAAGCATAAATCCAGCAAAGTCTTGCAGTTTAGTGTCTGTTATCTTTAACTCTGTATCGGGAGTATACACAATACTGAAGTCAAAAGACATGTTTTTAGGAATTTCATTAAACTTTACGGTGCCATATTTGAGAACCGTTTCAGTGAACGGTCCTTTTAATATTCTCACGTTCCAAGCTTGCTCATCGGCTCTATCTGGAATAATTTGATAGTGCTTTCCTTCTTCCATTAGTTCTCATCCAGTTTAGCAAGACTGACTTGATTATTTAATATCGAATACTTATTTGATAAGTACTGCTTAAAGTCAGTTTCTTCTATTATTGGTTTCCAAAACTCTTCGTTTAAGGTGTCTTTTTCTCGAACCTTTGGTTCCACCAATTCTCCAGTAGATTTATCAATCCGTACGTACCAACCAGCACTGGGCTTAGCAACATAATTACCAGACATAGCAACGTCAAGCAAACCAGACCAATGCTGCACACCACCGTCCCAGCTAACAGAAATAGGAATTTTAGACTTTTCTTTAACATATCTTGATTTCTCCACATTGATTACAAAGTGATAGCCTTTAATTTCAGTACCTTGCTTATCTTGTTGACGACCAAGAATCCAAATATTATCGGCACTATAGTATATACCAGTACCACCAGATACAACATCTTTTGGAAATAATCCAATTTCTTTGTAGGTGTGATTTACAGCAAGTAAAGGTATATCTTTCATATTTAGGTATGGTGTCACCATTCTAAATAAACCTTTAAGTGCCTTTGCTCTTGACATATCAGCAACTGACTTCTCATTAATTGCATCATCCAATTCTTTCTTAGAAGCTAAGTTACCAACTGAATCAATAACTATTACGACCTTATCACCACGTTCTAATCCTTCAAGCTGGCTTATCATATCAAACTTAAGTTCTTCCACGTTGGTGATTGGAGTATGTAATACTCTATCAGTATCAATACCAAAGTTTTCAAAGTAAGCCTGAGGAGAACCGAACTCTGAATCATAAAATAATAATACTGCATCTTTATATTTCTTTAAGTATGCACTTGCCATTATAAGAGCAAATGATGTCTTAAAGTGTTTAGATGGACCAGCTAACACTGTAAGTCCAGGTGCTAAACCACCATCCATTGAGCCTGATAAGGCTACGTTTATCATAGGTACATCTGTTGGCACCATATCTTTATCATTAAAGAATTTTGAATCCGATAATATTGATGTATAATCAACTTTCGTATTCTTTTTCAATTTGTCCATTATTGACATTCATATCTCCTAGTGTGGAATTGTTTTCTTTGTAATATAATCAACTACGTTTATCTTAGGTTTCCAACCTAATCCTTTCATCAATGTTATATCTGCTACATTGCTGTTCGCTTCACATGCATCTCCTTTAACTAATGGTAAGTTATCATATCCTCCTAATATCGCTAAGTCTTCAATCGTATTGCCTACACCTGTTCCTATGTCGTAGGCAGGATCAAGCGTGTCAATCTTTTTAGACATAATTAAACATATAGCATCAATCACATCGTCAACGTGAATAAAATCTCTCACATGTGATGTTACATATTCAAGATTTTGATTAAGCAGTCTTGGAATGAACATTGACTCACGCCCATTTTCACCATAAACAGTAGTGAATCTTAAAGCAACTTGTTTTTCAAAAGCAGTTTGCTCGTTTACTTTCTTTGTAGTACCATAAGGTGATAACCACCAGTTATGTATACATGAAGATGATGCATATAATAATGGTATGTTGTTATAGTGACATATCTTTTGTATTCTTGAAGTATTATCAACGTTATTTTTCCACCACTTCTGTGGCTCTTCGATACTCTTTCTTACGTTTGCATAAGCTGCAAGGTGCACAACATAACTTACTCCATTAGGATCAAAGTCTTTAACACACCTAGGAGGGTCTTGTCTTAAGTCCCATTCAGTAACATCCATACCATCATCTATTAGTCTTTTCATTAAGTGGCTACCAATAAAACCACGTGAACCTGTAAGGGCTATATTTTTTTTCATACTATTGCTCCAATAATAGTGTTATTATACCATAAATTGATCTAATTGTAAAGGCTTTTTTTCATAAAAATTTTCTTGTGACTTGTTATTTTGTACTAAGAAATCAGTATCAACCATTTGGTTATCTAAGAAACCACTGACATACTTAAGTATATTATCTGCCATGTCGCTAGCAGTCGTCACCGGAACATTCTGGCATATATGATTTAAGTTCTTTCTTCCACCTTGTAGGATAAAGTCATCAGGCAATCCCATTATAGTTAAACACTCTCTTATAGTCAGATGCCTATCGATATCAGGATGAGTTAACTCAAATGGCAAGTGGCCAACAAAAGCTCCAATAAAGTCTTTAGGTATAGTAACTAGTCTTCTCATTACATTATTGCCAGCCTCGAGCTTATTATGAATCATCATAGCCTTTGCTGCTTCTTTTTCAAAGTTATTCTTCATTAGCCACTTGGAAACTTCAGAATACTTTATATTATGATTTTCAATGTAATCCATAGGATTAACTGTCTTAGTTAATGAGTTTTGAAATTCATTATGCGATATGCCACCACACATTTCTTTTAGTACATACTGATAAAACGGGTTATCAGATGGAGTTTTTGTGTTGGTGAGAGCAGACATAGGATCACTTGGTAGATTTTGAGCAGACCTTATTGTATCTTCAATCTTCCTATGTTTTCTATTATAGTAGTTAAGTCTTGGCACTTTATCACCTTTCCAGAAGAAATAAAATGATCGATCACGAACTTGACTTAGTCCATGAAGGATAGACTTTGTTTTATAAAGCGAGAAAGTGTAACCATACTTTTTTCCAATCTGTCTGAGATTCTCAACGACAGGCTCTCCCATCTTTGAAGCGAGTCTTGGTGCGTTCTCACCCCAGAATACTCGAGGTTTGACAGTACCCAGGACGTAATTAGCAGAGGTAGACATCCAATCGTTAGCAGAAGCATCAGAAGATGCTGAAGTATTGAGACTAGACAGGCCAGCACAAGGGCAAACAGTATTGACAACATCGACGCTGCGTATATTATGGTTCCCACCGTCGTCCAAAACATGGTACGGTACTTCATTCTTATAGTATTCAACCAAGTGGTTATCATTAGGTGTAAATGCTGCATAACTTAAAATATACTCCGGTTTCTTTTGAAAGACATTTTGCATAGCTATGGTTTCTCCACCAATGAGTGGAACTATGCTGGCATATGTATGTTCCATTATTGTAAATCCTCAACTCGCCATCCTTTATCTACTATGACGTTTACTGCCTTTGCTCTTGGAAGACAGTTACTACTTAGTACATCGTTTACTACAACTCTACATCCCTGTGATACTCCAAGTATTAACTGATCATAAGGTATTAGGTTATCATCAAGTAGTTGTTCGGTAAACAATCTTGCACCTTCTTTTCTGGCAGATACTAAAATAATTTTATCACCTCTTGAATCAAGCTCATCAAGTGCTTCTTTAATTCCTGGTAACAACTCAGCTGAGTTCTTTAAGTTAGAGTATCTGTGTGCGTGTTTAAATATTGTTCCATCTAAATCGATAAAGTATGTATTTGGTTTTTTTGTATAGTACTCAGATATCATACCCTTGAATAAGGCAAGATCTTCAGGTGTGCCAGTTGACCAGTATTTTCCTACGCTATCATAAGTTTCTGATATATGCGATATGCCTATGTTATGGCCTTCTTCAATAAGATAGTTATATGTCTCTGAAATATAAGTTTCATTCTTCTTATTAAAGTTTCTTAGCGACTTGGTACCTGACGTTACAAATGACTGAGCTTTTTTCCAGTAGTGCACACCGACGAGAGCCTCGCCTTCAATAGCGCCTTTAGGTTTTTCAACCATCTTAACTACCTTATTATTTATAAGCTTGGCAAATGAGTTCTTAAGATTTTCAGAGTCATATGTAAGAACACATCCATCATAACTTCTACTGTTTGCAAGAAATGTAGCTGAATCCCAGTCAAGATACTGATCACAGTTTGTAATAATGAGCTCACCGTTGTACTTATCATACATTCCAAATAATGCAGTTTCAGCTGCGCCAGTAGTTACGTGATCAATAATTTCAATTTTATAAGTTGACTCTGAGCTATCAAAATACTGATCAAGTTCTATTTTTAAGTCAGACATATATGTGCCACCTAAGTCCCTACACACAAAGATGTATTCACCTACAATGTCCAATGACTCAACTGCGTATCTTATTAAACTCTTATTGTTAACCTTTATTAGTGGCTTATGTGTTAGGTAACCAGCATTAGTAAATCTTGAACCTAATCCTGCCATTGGTATAATCACTCTCATTTATACTTATCCTTATATTTTATTGCATAATCTGTACATATTCCCATAGCACCCTTAGGAACTATGTCACCATATCTTTCTGGTAGTATTATATATGAGCCAGGAAAACCTTTGCCAGGAAGTGCCCATAGCTCACCCTTTGATGTCATTACGACATCTTCATCTGTATGATAAAACACTCGTTTTCCAAGGTTATTTAAGTATACTAGAGCCTCAACATCTTTAGAATGAAACCATACTCGTTTATCACTAAGTAGCCATTCAGGACAATCATACATTGCGTGGTCGTGTCCAATAATAAGCTTATTATTAATTAACCTAACATCAACTTCAACATCAAATCCATAAGACAATGCCTCATCAAGAGTGTCAGGATGATTTTCAATTTCAGGATCTGGACCTACCATCAGACCTCTATGAGCTATAATCTTCATCTTTCCACCACGTACTTATCACCCATAATGCTTGGTGTCTTTATACAAACAATTGAACAGTCATCAACAAAGTTTGCGTCAACTACAAAGTCAGGATATATTACGAATAAGTCACCTTTCTTATATGTAACACCATCAATTTCAACAGCACCGTCGGTGACATAGTTATACTCGGTTGCAACTTTATGATAATGCTTATCCCATATCTCACCTTTAGGATGAGTTCTTACTGATATTTCAAAGTCTTTTGTCTTAAATAACGTAGGTTCAAAGTCACCTATGAACCAACCTTTAGTAAAGTCTTTTATATCAAACTTTTCAATAGTGCCACGCTTATCCATTTAATACCTCCTCAGCATTTTTCATAATAATATCATTCATATACTTACCACTTTTCTTATCAGGTGTTATCATATCTTTTAGTTGTTTATGTAATCTATTATACAACATTTCGTCGCTGTTGTAAAGGTTTATTTTTTCTAATAAGTCGTTTGAATCTTTCACTCTAAGCTCTTCAGGAAATCCAATATTTTTTTGTACATCATATTCAGGATGCATAAATGGTATAATGCCATGCTTAATCATTTCCCAGAATTTACCAGTTGCCCAGCCTGGTGCAATAGGTATACAAAAAGTATACTTAGTTCTTGGAAATTGCCATGATAGCTCAGACATTGCAACTTGCTCAATCCTAGGATCTTTTAAAGCTTTGTCATTCCATACTCCATAAACCTGTACGTCATCAACACTATCAAGTATAAAGTTTTTTAAGTCATTATATCTTGATGGCTTACCTTCATTTAACCACAATACCATATTAATATCGCGCTCGTATTCTGGTTCATCAAAGAAATTGTCAAGAGCAGCAGGTTCTTCCTCTTCAACAACATATAATGTTTCAATACCTGAATACACTGCAGGTACCTTATCAACAATCATCTCATTAGATTCATAAGAAACTCTGTGCTCAACTTCGACGGTCTCATTGATCAGTTGCAGTATTCTTTTTGGTGGTATTAAGATATCTTTAGTTGGCTTAGGATAACATCTTGGATCGAGTGACAGCACCATATAAGGAATTTTCGTCTCATTAATAAAATGATGTATTGGACCGGCATACTTCGCTGCCGCCATCAGCGTCTTAATATGCTTACCATCCTTTAAGGTCTTACCTTGTACTGCATATTCAAGTACACCACCTGCAATAAAGATACCTATGTCAAACTTGTCTTCTGTCTTTATAACATGTTCAATGTATCTCCATGACTCAGTTACCTCATCTTTATCGTCTTGGTTATCAAACCAGTCTTTAAACTTAGCCCATACATCAACCACGTTACCATGAGGATCAACTTTTTTTCTTATCTCTGGCTTTAACCTTGAGAAGTTTGACCTGCCTATAAGGTAGAACGTATCTTGTGGATTAAACTTAATAAGAGTTTGAAATATTATTCTTGCGTCAATTGACCCTGCGGTCATAGCCTTCTTCCCAGTACCTTTTTCTTCTGGTCCAAACTTTATTGACTTACCTATTTTACCTATTGCTATTCTCATAATACTCCTTACACTCACTTAAAACTTTTTCTACATATGCTTTATCATTTAATTTACGGTTAAGGCCTGAAGGGTGTGGCAACTTAAAGTGATCAATATTAATCTTTGCTAATGCTTCAGACGCAACGTTACCTAATGCGATAACTTTATTATAACCTTTACTAATAGTATATAGCCTGTCATAATCTATGTCTTTTTTAGTAAACTGTCCAGGGTGAGGATAGGTGTTAGAAAATGAAAAAAAATTAACACCTATCCAATCCATCCACTCGTACATTTTACCGATGGTACTACCACCTCGTACGCCGTCATCTTTTTTTCTGAAATCCTGTCCTGGTCCAGGGTTTTGCGCAATAACTAAAAGTTTAACCAATCCCATCTTATACCTACTTCTCCAAACATTGACTGTGAGGCAGTTGTTGATACCTGCCAATTTTCTGGTACAGTTTGATATGGTGTTACTATTCTTTTAATGCCGGCTTGGATTAATCCCTTAGCACATTCACTGCAAACAGGTAATCCATAGACATAAACTGTGGAATCCTTTAATGATACACCATTTTCTGCAGCATTATAGATAACATTCATTTCAGCATGAACCATAAATTTATATTTTTCAGTACGATTATCAAGCCTAGTGGTAGTGTCATCAATACCACGTGGAAAACCATTATAACCTTGAGCAATAACAGTTCTGTTTCTTACGGCAATAGATCCAACTTGTGTTGACGGATCTTTTGACCAGGTTGAAACAAACTTAGCCATCTGCATAAATCTTTTATCCCACTTACTTGACAAGATCAAAGTGCCTTTCATAAACATGCAAGTTTTGTACCTGCCACATAATATCACCACATGTAATTGGTTCTATAGACTCATTCTTGCATTGATTGTAATCTTCAACTAATACTTCTAGAACATAAAGCTGCCAAGCATAATCATTTTTGTATCCGAACACGACATCGTTTGAACGCATTTGTACGACGCAGTGTAATTTATCATCACGTATGTAATAAGTAACGGCATTAGTACATATGAAATCACTCTTACCATTTTCATTGTATTCCTCCCATATGCTTGGACGATTGTATATCATTGAAGCTCTACGGCCGTCAGGATTTATTAAGAGCTCATCAAGAACTCTACCGTATTGATTGTAATACTTATCAGAGTAGATTATTTGACCGTAGTTTGAGTTAACTTCACCCCAGTCATTTGCGGCCAGCTTCCATGCAGCAGGTACTTTACCTGAAATTACATTAACATTAGCAACCTGACTCCTATACCAATTTAATTCTCTGTCAATATAATCTTGATTAGGCTCACCAAATATTGAAGGTTCATCTGCCAAAAATGATGCACCAATCCACTCAATAGTTTTTTGTCCAGTTTTATCGATAGTAAATACTTTATTAAGAAGCTTTGACTTAAATAGATTTCTTACATTTTCAATCTTATTAATCATCTTGACCTTCCATCTTTCCACGCATATATGATACTGCAAAAGAGCAGTAATTAATCATATCTTTATAAGTATCTTCGAGTGATTCAAACTTTGGATCACCTTCAGCTTCAAGTAAAGACTGTGCACGTAATAGTTTTTGGTGTATCATATCATGAATAGTATCAACACCTCTACGATAGTGCATAGCCTGCTTTATATTTGAGTTAGGATTTTGATAATCTTGTGACTTTCTTAATTGTAACTCAATACATTCATTAAGAACGTTTACTGATTCTTTAGACTTTGACAATTTCATCTCCATATATAAAGTGCCTATTATCCAGATCAATGATGCAATGATCAATTAGCTTTTCATGCATTTTATCGACATTAATTCCACACTTGGAGCTATGTCTTGGTTCAGGCATGATCTCAATCTTCTTGATTTTATTGAAACCATATTTTGTTTCAACCGTGTCACCTACGTAAAATATATTATCAAACTTAACCATTATATCTCCTTTGTTTCAATTTTAAGTATTTCATTTAGATTTAAAGCTAGACACTTAAAAGTATCAAACGCGTTATCAACTGAGTTTTTTTCACTGTAACCACGTTCTACTACTGAAAGCGTAACTGATTTAGTAGCATTATCTTGAGTGTATACACAAGTTTGATATTCCATTATTGAACTCCCTGTTCTTTAGCTGCATTTAAAATTATTGGTGTAAGTATTTCTTCAACCATGTCTTCCCAGTTAGACCATGTAGTTGACATAGCATGATGGGTTTGTGACATAGTAGGTGCAAAACCATATACACTGTTGAAAAGACCTCTTCTATTACAAAGACCATTATTGAAAAGATCATAGGCTGCATTTTGTGCTCTTCTAAACTTTTCAAGGTGCTTGTTTGAAGACATTGGCTTTTCACATCTACCTTCGAATGGTAATAAATCATTTAACTTATCAGCTAAATGTTTGAAACCTGAGTTAACTCCCCAGTTGTTAGTAAATAATTCTGATTGATAACCTTTATACATATTTTTAAACTCCGCTTTTTTCATTTTATAGATCTATTATACACTATTTCTCGTCATTTGTAAACAGTTTTTTTCACTTTTTTTGATTTTTGTTATTAACATGTTAATTAATTTTAAAACTTTTAGGTACCACATATTCCAAAAATAATTCAGTATTATTTTTTTGTCTACCTGAATATTCTGCATCCCAATAAAATTCACCTTTGGAACCACTTGATAGTATGTTTGCTCTTTTAAAGAAAACCTTTGTAGGAATTATTGAAGTTAAGTTTCTAAGACCATCTATTATTGCAATAAAATCACACTTGCCATCTTTTGATGATAAGTTAGCAATTCTAAGAGTTTTATTTCTAAGCATGCTATTAGTAAATTTTATTTCGTGTTTATAATTTTCTTTACAAATTGCATCATATCCAATTGCATTTATTGCTTTACCTTTCACATATTCTGCATATAATTCTTCAACTGTATCTGAAACTAATTTATTTGATTTTTCACGAAGGCCTGCAATAACAGTACCAAAGTTTTTAACTATTCTTTTTTCAATTATTTGCTCACTAAAATTCATAATATGTTTCCTCTTTTTTCATTTTAATAGATATATTATACCATAAAAAAAGTACTTTGTAAACAGTTTTGTTGTTAACATGTTAAATATTTTTGTAAACGTATTCAAGAGCACGATTGGCTTCTTTTTCCATCGGACGATTCTTATACCAATTACCAGTTTCTGTATCAAGTTCACGACATAACAGAGTAATTTCATCTGGTGTAATTGGATATTTGTTTTTTACGGCATTGCCTGCAGTTGCCACCATGATCTGGTACATCTTATGATACCAGCCTGTCTTACTAATCATACGGTATTCTTTTTCAAGTTGTTTAGGAAAGAATGGACAATTAGAGTATGAGCTCCATTGTATATTAGTATTATCAAGCTTTGCTTTTCTGTGCTCAAGTATTTCTTTTTGCATATCTTCAGGTAAGCTATCAAAAAAGTTATTGCTAGACTTTTCACGATATGGGCACTTGTTCATTAAGCTATCAGGATCAATAAAATGGCCAACTCCACTAAAAATAAAATTAAAAGCATTGTCATATTTTGCTGGTATATAATACATGCGAGATAAGTCTTTGGTTTGCTTATCTCCCATATCTCCAAGTTCTGTTTGGAGAGCAAACCAAAAGTGTCGAATCTTTTCAGCCGGCACGTTTTTCTTAAGTGGGAAGACAAGACGGAACTTTGGATTAGATTGTGTGCTGCTAGCAGTGCTGTAACAAACAAACCTAATACCATCAAACTTATTATTAATGGCATCATAAAAATCTCCTTCAAATTTAAAATCATCGACATCCACAGCGCACCAACCTGCCCACATTGTCACGTTATCATTAGCACGAGTCGTGTCAGGTTTAAACTGTGCCGGCGACATTAGTGGTGCATCTTTCTTTGATTTTATAACACGTTTTGATAAGCCATGTAATGCGTGCTCAAAACTATTAAAATCAGTAAATGTTAGCTTTTGCTTAGTCTTATTATCAAATATGCTATTAAAAAGAGTCAGTGATATTTCCATGATTGCCCTTATGATCTGGACCTTCCCAACCTTCTGGCTTTACCAAGTCTGGTAATCCAAGCGGATTAGGTCGGCCTTCTTTAATTCCAACTTCTTTTGACATGTTGGCTCTATATACTTCATCCCATGCTTTATTGGCATCAACGCCAAATACTTCGAGCGTACCGATTGCAAAAACACATAAGTCAATAATACCATCAACCATTTCTTCTGCATCTTTTTTCTCAAAGGCGTTCTTTGTTTCATCGAGTTCTTCTTGCATCATACCAATTCTAAATTGCATGAACTTATTAATTTTTCTCCAGTCTACATCGGACTGCAGCTCAGCTTGCATCCATTTGTTGACTCCATATTTTTTATGCATATCTTGCATGTCTTTAAACCAGTTTGTACTCATACGAAAAAATCCTCCAGTGTTGCTTGTTCTTCGGCTGACCAGCCGATAGACTCTAATATTAGGTTAAGTGGTTCTATAAATGTTTTTTCAAATTGTAAGTCATAGTCGACGTACTTATGTAGATTTAATTCTTTAGGTAATACGTCAGGAAATGCTATGACATTTTCTTTTATCGAGTTCGGTAACTTTAAGTAACAGAACTTAATTCTATCTCCATTCGTAATTAATTCATACTTATCATTTAACTTGTTAAACTTAACGTGCCTATTAAATAATAATGAACCTCTTACGTGTATTGGACAACTCTTTTTATATATTCGCTTATGGTCATACCAATCAGTTATGTTTGAAACTCTACGTGGAAAGGCAACTTGTTCAGGTGACAATGACTTAAACTCACTCTTAAAGTTTCTTATAAATGTTTGTGTTTCTTCTTGTGTGCCAGATATTATTAGGTTGAATGCCTCACGAAACTTACCTCTTACAACCTCAGGTGTAGAAGACTTAATTGCTTCAATACCCATGATCTTAAGCTTAGGTTCTTTATATTGAACGCCTTCATTATTGTGAACATTTAAGATGTATCTTTTCTTTGCAGTCCATATGCCACTATCAGATATACCTTCCCTTGCCATGACCATTCTATTCTTATGTGCATTCATATTATTAAATAATTTTGAGTATGCTTTTTCTAATACAGGTTCAAAGTGTTCTTTGCAAATCTTATCAAGAAATGATACGGGATTTGTAGGATTGAGCTTATCAACTAATGGACCAAAGTTTACATATAAAGAATCCGTATCGATTGCGATTACGTAATCCTTCTCGGTTTTAAGTATACCATTCATAGCAGCATTCATTGCCTTCTCAGCCCATTGTATGGCAAGCTGGCCAGATAAGGTAACACCTTCTGCTAATCTTACATCAAAGTGTGCAAAGTGTTTATTGCCTAATGCACCATATAAACTATTAAGCAGGATCTTAATTGCCATCTGACGATTTTCCATAGTGTTAATCTCTTTATCAAGCTCGTAGCTATAACCCTTTTGTATTTGCTTTTGTGCTGCGATTTGTATCTTCTTGACAGATACACGCTCATCATAATACTCTTCAATAATTTGTGGTAGTACACCATCAAAGTCTTTACGATAGCTTGAACCATTTGCTGCGACTGAGTATACGCTATTTACGCTTTGACCACTTAAGTAATAAGACACATCATTCATCTTAGTATCTTCAACGAGAGTTTCTGGTGACATATTATATTGTACGATAAGATTAGGATATAGAGAATTCAAATCAAAAGAAACAACCCAATGGTGCCGGCCAACCTGAGGAGCCTTGACATATCCACCTTCGAATGCTCTATATGGTTTTTCATTTATGTTAATAGGTACAACCTTTTTATTTAAGTTAAGCCTACGATATATAATCGATTCCCATATTGCAGTAACACCAAAAGTATCTTGATAGTTGACACCACCTTTATACGCCATAGTTAATGCAAGAGTAATGAGTCCCATCTTTTCTTCCATTCTATCGACAAGCTCAACATCTTTCATATTATAGTCAATGTATTTTTGATGATCATCTTTATAAAGATTTTTAAGTGAACCAGACTCTTCAAAGGATAACTTCTTTTCACCAAGTACTACATTAGCTATGTGGTTAAGAGCATATGATTCCTGTGGACCATAGCTATAGCCAAACTTTTGAAACAGCTCCATGTAATCAAGTGTTTGTATTCCAGGTATTTCATATATGTCATTTTCACTACCACGTCTTACAACTTTTCTGTGTTCAAGTGGTAGTTCCCATGGTGAGAACTTACTTAGCACATTAATACCTAAGACTTTTGCTGTCCTGTTAATAATGTATGGTATATCAAAGAACCTTGTATTCCAACCAGTAATAACATCAGGTATTACTTCAGGGTGTGACCAAAAGTTTAAGAAGCTTTCAAGTAGTTCCTCTTCGCTGTTACACCTAATATACTTAACGTCTTTAATAAGTGAAGTTGATATGTCAAACTCACCGTAACCCCATACATGGTATGTTGAGAACTTACTTGACTTATATGTTATAGCAAGAACTCTCTGACTTGCTTCATTGGCATGAGGAAAGCCGTTATCATAATCTGTTTCAATATCAAATGTACCTACGTTTATATCTTCTCTTTTAAATTCAATATCACGTGGAAACTTTTCAGTAATGTATTGTTGAACAAATTTCTTATTGCCATATATGTGTCTGCCACTCACACCTACGTTTTGCTTAAGCCACTGATTTGCTTCAAACATACTAGGGAAATCAATAGGTGCTACATCGCTGCCATCAAAACCTTTCCAATCGTTTTTCATCTTACTTGAAACAAAGAATCTTGGCTCGAAAAAATCTTTACGCATAACTCGTTTACCGTGGTTGTCATAGCCACGGTAAAGAATATTATTTTTATATCTTACGACATTTGTATAGAATGACATTTATAGGAAGTCCGATTTGTCCGTTGATGGCTTATAAGCTTTGTCACCGTGTGTTTCATAGTGTTTTATAAGATTGTCAACATTGATGTTGTATTTTTCAAGATCAGTTTTATTATCTTGAAGGTATTGTATTTTATGTACCGAAGTTGGTAGTGATTGAAAGTGTGAATATATTACTTGTAGTTTAGATATTGTCATAGTTACTCCTCATTTTATAGTACTATTATACACTAGTTTTACAGAAAAGTAAACAGTTTTGTTATTAACATGTTAATTAAATTATACGGCGAAGGATTCCCCGCAGCCACACTGTGCAGTTGCGTTAGGATTAATGACTTTTAGATAAGAGCCGCCGAACTCTTTAACGTAGTCTACTGTGCAACCAATGACAAACATTTCTGCAGTTCGGTCTAGCACTAAAATGTTTTCAACGAGTGTACCTTTTTCCAAATCATTGGTCATGTCCCACTCGTATTGAAAACCTGAGCAGCCACCACCATTGACTGCAAGATAAGCATATTTTTTATCATGCGCTTTAATGGTGGTGCTTAAATAGTTTTTAGCATTTTCTGTTAAAGTTATCATTCTGGTAATGAAGCATCTATTCCTTTAACGTATTTATTCATGCCTAGTAGTTCTCCAACAGAGTATTTACCATTAAATGGATCAATTTCTCCGTTCATAACTTTCTTTTCGATATCTTTAGCGATAAGAGCAATGTTGTCTGGCATGTTAGTATACGGTGCCATCTTTACCATTCCACTCTTCATATCACCCCAAGTATCTGTCTTCTTCCAAGAACCGTCCATAACTTGTCCAACTCTCTTAATGTAGTATGGAGCCCAGTCATCAAGTATGGCTGTAAGCTGTGCCTTAGGAGCAAACTGATACATGTTACTTGCCTGTCCAAATGCATATACACCTTGCTTTTCAGCAACTTGTAGTGCAGCGGGGCTGTCAGTATGTTGCGTAATAATATCAGCACCTTCACTAATTAGAACCTTAGCAGCATTACCTTCTTTAACTGGATCATACCAGCTGTTAACCCATATGACATCAATGTCAAAGTCAGGATTTACGCTCTTTGCACCTAAGTAAAAGGCATTGATACCTCTCACAACTTCAGGTATTGGAAATGAAGCAATGTAACCTGCTTTACCAGATTTACTCATATGACCTGCAATTACTCCTTGAACATATCTACCTTGATAAAACATTCCAGAATAAACTGACATGTTATCATTTGTCTTATAACCTGTAGCATGCTCAAATTTAATATTCGGAAACTCTTTAGCAACTTTCAACATTGGTTCCATGTAACCAAATGACGTAGCAAATATAATGTCCATACCTTCATTAGCTAAACCTCTTATAGCTCTTTCAGCATCTGGACCATATTTAACACTTTCCATATATGTAACTTCTACTTTATCACCATAAGCTTTTTCAACAGCTTGGCGCCCCTGATCATGCATATATGTCCAACCGTGGTCACCCACTGGTCCAATATACACAAACCCAACTTTCAATTTATCTGCGAAAGCTGAAAAACAGAATAGAAACGACAGTATTAGCACTGCCGCGTGCTTAAAGATTTTCATAGTTTCTCCTATATTATCTTACTCTTGAAACAGAGCCATTTTCTTTTGCTAAGAATGCCTCGAATGAGACACCAGGATAGTCTTTTTGTAATGATAAGAACATCTTTAAGTTTGACATAGCATCATCAAAAAGTCTTATACGTTTATATATCTTTTGATCTAAGTACTTCTTAAAGATTACTTTCTTATTATCAGCGGCCGGACCTCCACCGAGGTTACCAGCACGTTCAACATAGATCTTATCTATATCGATTCCTTGTTTTCTAAATGTATCTAGAAATGTTTTCTTGTTATCAAAGTTTGGTCTTGCAGTTACGATAATAACTTTAGAACCTGCCTTTGTAGCATTCTTCAATATAACTTTAACTTTATTAATCATTCTTGCAATTGGCGTGGACGTCCTGTTAAATACCTCGGCGTTTTTGAATTCGCCGAAGTCGTAGTCTTCACCAGGTTTTTTCTTATACGTATTAAATTCTTGATTATCCAATTTTTTAATGACTTTACCATTTTTAACTACCTTCACCTTTGCCTTAGTTATAAACATAGTCTCATCTATGTCAAAGATTGTTAATCCTTTTCCTTGCGCTTCTTCTAAGTATGTAATAAAATTTTTCATTGTAGTTATATTATACCATAGTTTTTGTTAAAAGTAAAGGACTTTTTTACTTATTTTCTATTATTATTTGTATATATTTTATTAATATGATCTTCAAACTCTTCAACCTTTTGTAGCCTATTAGGCCAGAGAATATATTCTTTCTCAGGATTCTTCTTTAAGTTACTAAGCAATGGAACGATTGCGTTGTAGAGTCTATCAAGTGTATCCTGCTTAGATGTTAATAAGTGTTCTTTACCACTGATATCTTCTTGTGTTTTCTTTACTACATCTAACTCGTCTTCAGTTACTGCAGTAAATCCAAAATCAAAATCTAAGTCATCACTCATGCTAGAGATCTCATCCTTTTTACAAGTCTGCCGGCTCTATTAGGAACCTGCCTATACCAAGCGGAGTCAATCATTTCGTCAGCCGCTTTATTCCAATCACGTGAATCTACACCAGCTTTCATACCCTTAAACTTGGATAGACGTGGTCTTCCCATGTTAAACATCATGTTAGCAATGATTAGTTTACATTCTTCTGGGAGTTCATCAAATTCAGGATATAATCGCTCGCAGTCGGCGATGACCGTTTCAACGTCGTGATCAAATGCTTCTGCGACTCTATCTTCTGAGACAGGTGTTCCAGTCTCTTGTCCAGCCTCTGGATCAGAATCGAGGACCAGATGACCAATGCCAAAAGTAGGGTAGCCAAGATGATCATTATATATTTCATATTTTACTCCTTCATCCACTTCAAGTTCTTTACGTAACTTTTCTATATTCATGTTATATCTCCTTATAAATTTCTATTTATATAAAAAAAGGCGGGAAGAACCCGCCTAATCTTATTTTGACATGAAGTCATTTTCTTCTTCAGTATACGGCCACATATTAGTACTTACCGTGATATTCATTAATAGTGCGATCATTCAATCTCTGGAGTATTTGATCATGCTCCTTTTGATGATGAAAGCCAAGACCTATAAGATCTTGAGCAACACGTCTGTTAGCTGCCATTTGTCTATTGTATTGAATACTTGATAAAGTGCGTTGGCACCAGGCTGCAATTGCGTCGCATACCCGGCATGTGGCTGTACTTACAGCCTGAGTTAGAGTTGTCATTTATTTTTTCCTCGTTTAATTAATTGAAATTTTACGAGGTCGCTTCTCTTCTGGTAGAACTACTTTGAGATTAACAGTAAGGATTCCATCCTGAATGTCAGCACCGTCTACTTCTGTATATTCAGACAGTCTAAATGACCTTTGAAACTTTCGAGCACTGATACCCTTATGGACATAGGCGTCTTGTTCTCTACGCTTTGGCCTGTCACCAATTATCGTCATAACGTGGTCTTTTACTTCAATATCAATATGATCTTTCTTGAAGCCGGCTACGGCCATTTCAATTTCATATGTCATGTTGTCGTGCTTGACTACATTATATGGTGGATAAGTATCTTTCGCGTGGCTATGAATATTTTCTAGCTGGTCGAAAATGTGATCGAATCCCAAGAAAGCG